CGCGTTTAAATTTCGGCGTAATCTTGTCAAAAAAGGTAAGCGCCAAAGCATCCGCGTAATCTGGGCTAACCCCGTATTCTTTTTTGATGGCGTCTTTGGGGAGTATCAAGTATCTTTCCTTGCTATCGTATTCGTATTCGATCATCTGCAGTTGCCTTTTGATTTTCTCGTTTGCGTCCATAGATAACAACGAAAAAGCCTCGCGCAAAGAAAAATACATCTCTGCGCGTTTGTTGGTGTATCTACGCTCGTCAGTAGCTTTAAAGCTCGCTTTTGCCTCTCTTACGACGCTGCGCAAGCCCAGATCGCAAAGCGTGTCGTATACTCCGGCGCCTACGCCTATCGTATCGATAAAAATCACATCGGGCTTGTTTTCTGCGCGCTCGTATCGCCCGTATATTTCTCTTGCCAGTCCCGTGACGCTTGCTATCCTGAAGCCCTCAAAGCTTTTCACGCGGTAACCCTCTCTTTGACAAAGCACGCTTTCATCATCTCCGTCGCGCGCCACGTCAAGCCCCCAAACGCCTAGAGCTTTGCTGTTAAAATCCCACGCCGCGCTAAAAGAATTTTCTATCATCGAAAGCGTAAAAAGCGCATTTGTCGTCGTGTCTAAAAACTCGCCGTAAATCTCTTGTCTTACCACGTCGCTACCTGCTCCGCCTAGCTCTGCGATTAGCTCGTCTATTTCGCCGTGACGCAGCATAGGGTTTTTGTAGCTTGATATTTGAAAATTTATCCAGTCTTTGTCGTTTCTCATCCCGCGCGAGGCTAAGTCGAAAAACTTATTTTTCCCCTTTGGCCCTCCGCCGATAAAAGCCCGCGACGTCGGGTAGTCAAGCAACATCGGGCGTATAGCGTTGTCCCAAAGGTAGGCGTTTTTTAGGATGATGCCCGCCTCGTTTAAAACCACGATGTCATAGCCGAAGCCCTCGATATTTTCGGGACGTTCTGCAGACCTCATATCCATATACGCGCCGTTTATCGTGAGTTTTTTATCCTGTGCGTGAAATTTCCACAGCTCTTTTGGAAGCTGTTTGAGTTCGGGCAAAAAATATCGCTCGTAGTATCTTTGCAAGTTGCCCGCCACCGTATCGACCCAAAGTATCTTTTTGCCCTCGAGTAGCCACTCGATACAAGCGTTTGCCATGCCTTTTGTGAACCCGCAGCGCCTACCCTTTTCTATCGTGGTAAATTTCGCGTCGTTTTCAAAAAATACCTCGCGCTGCCAAGGAGCGTATTTTAAGTTGAGTTTAATCTCGCTCATCTGTCAGCTCCCGTCTTTCTATCACGATTTTGGTTTCTTCGCTTTGTTGCACGTTTGCGTTATTTATCGTCGTGCTTGACGTTCTTTGATTTACGCCTAGCGTTAGGCTGGCTTTATCTATCGCGTCTTGTAGTGCCTTATAGTCGTTCGCGTTTAGCTCCACCGGCTCGAAATTTTGCACCCCATCGCCGACGCCCACCTTTTCAAATTTGGTATTTTTATCTAGCATTGCAGTAATTTTGGCTAGGTTTTTTTGAGTAGCATTAAAAATCAGCCCACGGTTATACGCCTCGTCTTTAGCAGCGGTCATTATTGCGGTCATTTCCGTAGCCGTTAAACTACTTTGCGCCGACAAAAGCGATATTTGCGCCTCAACTAAGCGGTCATTTTTCGGGGTTAGCCCTTTCGTCAAATTCGCAATTGTAGTCTTTGACGCGTTGTATTTTTTCGCCAGCTCCCTTTGTGAAAATTTGCCCGTATGAAAATCGGCTAAAATTTTTTCTTTTATCTCGTTTGTTATCTTCGCCACTGTTTTCTCCCTAGCTCACTCTTAATAAAATCTATCGCTTCCCCCGAGCCGTAGCACACCTTAGCTTTTGCGTAGTCGTAGCAGTTGATAGTATCTATCCAGACCTTTTGCTCGTTTGATGCCCTGCTTAGGCTCTTTTTGGCGCGCTTCATCTCTACAAATACGATCTTGCCGGGCAAAAAAACAAGCATATCGGGAAAGCCTGCACTTGTTCCCATAGCTTTTAGTTTCTTTTTGTATTGCACGCTAGCTACCCTCTCGTTTGCTACGTGCGTAAACGGGATTTTATTTACTCGCAGCCAATCGGCGAAATACATCATCTCGTGATCCTCTAGCGGCACTTGACCAGTCGCTTTCGCATACGCTAAGGTGTTTTCGTATTTTGGCATCATCAATACAAACTCCTTATCCCGCTTTTATAAATCATATAATCAGGCTTAGCCTTGCTGCCATTACTTAATTTGGCTTGTTTTAGCCTGTAATCTTTAAAAACTTCGCAACCGTCGTTTTCTATCCTATCGTCAATATACGGCAATATATCGCTATTCTCGCTTGAAAAAAATATAAACGGCTCGCGCACCGATCTAATCAGCTTTAAAAAGTCGCGCAACCCCCAAAAGCATTTGTAGCCTGCCTTATTCGTCTGTAGATACGGTGGATCTAAAATCAATACGACGTCCTGTCCGTCAAATTCTTTCATTAGTTCCATTGCGTCTTTGCGGACCATCTCTACGCCCTCTAAATAGCCCTTAGCGCTATACTGCGACACGGAGCCGTTAGCCCCAGAAAAAAATCTTTTCTCTTTCTTAAATTCGGCTTCGTTATGCGCATAGCTCCCGCTGTAAAATAAAACCGAGCTAAACGTTAGCCAATCGATATAAAAGCCTTTGTTTTTGAAGTCATCTAAAATTTGAGTTATCTCGTCTTTATCCTCGGGGCTTATCGATCTATCTTTACCGTATTTTTTGTAGATTGGGCTTATCGCGCGTAAAATTTCGTTGGTTTCGTCGATATGCGCCAATCTTTCGCAATACCCGTCATAGTCGTTGTATATCACGCGAGCATTTGGATAGATTTGCTTTATATTGTGGCTAAGCAACCCCGACCCACCGAAAGCGTCGATAAAAATCCCGTTTCGGTAACCCATAAATTCGTCTTTGATAAGCTCGTTAAACTGCTTTATAAAATTTCGTTTTTGCCCTTGAAACGGCAAAGGCGCGCGGTTAAATTTGGCCATCAAAACAAACTCCCTTGCTCGCCTTTTATTCTTAGCTCGCCGTCGCTCAATATTTCCTCTTGCGCTTCTCCACCCGTAATTTTTATCCTCACGATATTTCGCACAAAATCAACCATCCATACTTCGTAAAATAGTGTTGCGCCTTTTGGTCTGAATTCGAGCTTCATCCTACCAACTCCTCATTGAAATAAACCGCTTGCGGCTCTTTTTTGTAAAAATCAGGAATATTCACTTTAAAAAGCCGCTCGCCTATTCTGTCTTTCGCCATTTCAAATTCTCTTTTTACAACCTCTTTGCGGTCGTTCGTAGTCGCTTTGAGATAAATAATCATATCGCTATCGTAGACCTGATCGCCGCTGCCTTTTAGGCTGTTTCTGCCGGCTTTTAAGTCCGCCTCGCTGATTTGATTGATTAGTATCACGATCACGCCTAGCGTGCGCGTTAGCTCGCTTAATTTGCTTGAAATTTCGTTGTTTTTCTCGTATTCGCTAGCTTTTTCGTTGCTTACTCTGATTTTCATACGGCTGTCGATTGCAAATATTTTGTAGCCTTTTTTTGATAGTTTGCGTATCCTCGCGGCGATCTTGTCTATTTGCGCGCCGTCTTGATAGATTTGGATATTTTTTAACACGTCCCAGCTAGCAAATTTAAACTTTCTGATTAGGATTTTTTCGTACATCTCATAACTAAAAAAACATACTTTTTCGCTTTGCGCCATTGATTTAAGAAGCTCTAGCGTAAAAGTAGTCTTGCCCGCAAAGCTGCCACCCGCTATGTTAATGAAGCTCCCCTCGGCTAGCCCTGCGCCCTCTAGCTCAATATCTAGCCATTGTAAGCCCGTAGGGTAGAATTTCAAATCTCTATTTTTCTCTACTCGCTTGACAAACTCGCCCATATTTTCGCCCTCGTCGTTGCCGTCGTCTAGGTCGTTTATTTTCCCTAGCGCTTTGCCCAGCACTTCGTAGGCGCCCTCCATTTCCTCTTGTGTTAGCTCGGCTTTGTTTGAAAGGTCGGTTTTGCTTAGCTTTTTCTGTGTTTCTTGCAAGATTGAGATGCCTTTTAGCTCTTTTACGAGCCACAAATACCCCTTTTCGCCGAATAAGGAGCTGTGCGATAAAATCTCGTCGCACTCTCTTGATAAAACAGCGTCTTTCTCGCACTGCATAACTACCGCCCTGCTTATACTCTCAAAGTCTAGTCCCTCTTTGATCTTGGCGTTTATCATCCTTGCGATTTTAATTCTTATGCCGCTAAATAGACTTTCATCTAATCCGTGCTTTAAAAGCGAGGCTAGCTCGCTATCCGGGCTGCTGTATAGCGCGGTGGCTAGTAGCGTTTGCTCTAGGTCTAGCCTATCGTTAAATTTCATAATTATCTCCTAGCTCCCAGCACATATCGGGATAATCTTTGCGTAGCTTGTCCGTGCCGAAAGGTTTTATTTCTCGAAAGCCGCCTTTTATGCAACGCCTTACGATCTCTAGTTGAGAAACGCCGACGTATTTGGCTAACTCTGCGCTTATGCGCCTGATCTCAAAATCTTGTAGCGGTCGTCCTCGTTTATCCTCTAGGTATGGGATTAGATGCGTGTAGAGTATGCCCTCGATATTCCAGCCCATAAGGTCGGTCATTTTTAACGCCGCATACCACTCCTTTTCGGTCGCATAGTTTTTAGGGCTTGTATAGCTTACGTAATCGCTAGTAGCGTTTGATTTTGTAGCTACTAGGCTAGGTTTAGCTTCTAGCGTAGGTTTGCTTGCTAGGTTAGATTTCTCTACCCCATAGCCGACTTGATTTTCGTTTAGAGGTCGATTTTTAAAATTCTCGTTCGGATTTTCTTTTAGAGTCGGAGCGTTTAGCGAAGTTTGATTTTTTTCGCGTGCGTGCGCATAAGAATATTCATCTTTGTTTATAATATTCTCTTTCGGCATTTGCTTAATCGTCGGTTCGTCATTTGCCGAATCGTCGATTACCGATTTGCTTAATCGTATTTCGCGTCTAGTTATCTCTGCTCCGCGCTTTTTGTAGTCGATTTTTATGTAGCCTAAGCGCTCAAGTTTTTTTATTTTTTCGGAGACGGTTTGAGGCGTTATTTTGTCGGCTTTAAACAGCTCTGCAAAGTATTCATTGGAGGCGTAGCAATACCCGTCTTTTGCGGTTAAGCCCGATATTTTTATTAATAGCCTAAGTTCGTTTTTTATTCTCGGGTCAAAAATCCACTCGTCGGGGCAAACCCCGTAGCCGTTTGTCTCTCTCATATCGCCTCCTTTAGATAAATACCTCGATCGTTCACCCCCACGAGGTTTTTATTTCCTAGCTCACCAAACCAAAAGTCTATTTGATCGGACGTAACCCCTAGCCTATCGGCTAATAGAGAAAAATCGCCGCAGTAATGCCCGTCGGCAGCAGTTCCCATTGATATAAATAGGAGCAGCCTTAATTCGCCCTCGCTTAAATTTGTATCAAAAATCCAATCTCTCATACACACCGCGTAGCCGAATTCTTTCATTGTATCCCCCTTATTTCGTGTCTAGCCATATTGCCCGGCAGATACTCGACCTGTATTACTCCGCTCATCAGCTCACCTCTGGCTCTCACTAGATCAATCGTGCTAAATTTGAGATCGCTTAAAATGTCGTAGTCGGACACTATCAGCCCCCAGCCTTTGTTTTGCAAATACGCATAAAGCAAAGCGCGCTTGTAGTCGCCCAAAAGATTTATCAGCGTTAAAATCTCGTTCATTCCTCATCCCCTTTAAATTTCTCCACCGTCAGCCACGCAAACACGGCCGACACAAAAAGGCAAATCGCCAAAAAGCCGAGAATTACCCAAATCAAGAGTGCTAAGAGCTTCATCGTCACAGCCTAAATTTGAAATAATTTATCAGCTCAAACAGCAGCACGCCGATCGCAAAAGACGCGATCACAAACTCAATATCAGGCATTACGCCACCCTCTCGACTACTTTTAAAATTTCAG